GTGTCAGCGTCACCCGGTGACAATTGAAAATCACTCATACGCATACCCACGCGACGTCCGAACATCATAGATTTTCCGCTCACAAGCGGGACAATAGCAACAACTTTTTGAAATCTCATCCTTGCTGCATTCGTTACGCTAAGCTGTGAAGCATCTAATATGCGGACATCGATAGTATGATCAAAACCGTCAATTGCGCTTACCACGCGAAGTGGCGATGATGCTATAATTTGAGCTGACCCCTTCGAAGATTCGAATTTATAAGCCAACATGCCGCTATCAAGCGTGATGGTTGTTATCTCTTTCGAGATAGCATCTTCACTAATGACGCCGTTGTCCAAATCTTCTTTATTTATAAGAAGTACATAATTTCCAATGCCCCCCTGTACGATAGCAGCTCCATCGAATGCGCTGCCTCGGTCTATTTTTACGTTTGTCATAAATTAATATTTTAAAATGTAACGTATATTAGTTATATAGCAGGTATCACCTCCATTACCAACAGCCTTTAACCTATAATTAAGGTATTTAGGTGGTATTTGATACATCTCTTTATTTACAGCACTTGCTCCAGAAGCGGCGACAGTATCAATATCGTACCATGCACTTGACGTGTAACAGCCCTGTAAATAGAATGTCCCTACGTCGTGAGCAGTTGTAAAAACAAACCCCGCAATACCCTGGTAATTAGCCGAAGCTTTGGCACCTGTGAAATACTTTGTTTGCGCTCCTTTGGTAGTATCATTAGAAAATACCTGATTGGCAGCCTGCCCATGCACTAAGGCACAGACAAGCATTACCAATATAGAGAGAGAAAGTAGTTTCTTCATTTCTTATAGATAAATAAAGGTGACGAATATTTTACCGTATCAGTTGCCTTACCCTCGATCTTCAATCTGTAATATAAAAATTGAACAGGATTAGCGACGAGTTGGTAATTCGTTGCAGTCGCAGATTTGTATTGCTGAATCTGCGAAGGAACTGTAATCCATGTTGTGCTTTGGTTATTCCCCTGCATTGTTACGGTGCAGCTATCTGTACCAAATCCGTCTAAGGTGAAATCAAAGGTTGCATATCCTGAATACGAGCACTTCACAGAGCTTGTAACATATTTCGTTTGTGCTCCTTTTACTGTATCGTTAGCAAAAGTTTGATACCCTTGCTGTGCGTTAAGTGTAGCTGCTACAGCTACTAACATAACTATAATAAGAAAATTTTTCATCTTAAACAGGAGTATAAAGTACAAGTTCTTCACTGCAACGATAGTTAGCATCTGCTTTGAAATCCAAACGCAAGAACCATTGACGGCTATTATTAGCCACTTTGTCAACAACAACAGCCTCGTTTTCAGGATCAACCCAAACACCTAAATTCAGATTAGAATCTTCACCCGATGTAGTTTTTGCGCCAACGATATGGTGACGAGTAAGTCCTTGGAAATGCTTTATTTTGTTGGTATTATACATAGTTTCCATAGACATACCAAACACTCCGGTGAAAGCTTCTTTCAGCTTGGTATTACCAGCCTGCATTGTTTTCCAATCAGTAGTGTTTACATGAATGACAAAATTAGGATCGTCAATTAGATGGTCTGGTATAGCAGCCCATACGGCGGCAAGAATATCCATAAAATTTTGATCTGTAATATTACCGGCCGGCGTAGGTTTAATTACGTTGGCGTCAAGAATAGCGCGGGTAATAATACCATCAAATTTGTTTAACGGATTAGCTGGAGCAAGCAGTAAATCTCCCTGCCAAAAAAGGCGTGACATCTGAGTCCCTATACCGTTTTTAAACAGATCCAAAATTGCATTTAAAAGCTGTACGTTCAATTCGAGATTCGTAAAGTCTCCTGCAGATTTCCACATGTTCCAAATATTGTGGAAGGTTGTGGGCAAGAATGTTTCATACACAGTCATTGGCTGAGGATGTAATGCCCGTTCTGCGTAAGTAGTAGTAGCAGTTTCGCCAGCTGGAACGCCCGCTTGGTAATCACCAATAGGATTTGCGGTCTGGCTTAAGCGAGGCAATGCCAAATTAGTAGATATATCTACATGTAATTTAGCAGCTCCTTTTTCGATCACTTCGTTACCGACACCGGTAACCAGGTACAGGTTTTCTAAAACCTCACCTGCATAAGCTGTACTCGTTAATGTAAGAGCCATAACTTTTAAGCTTTACGAGATTTTTCAATCTCTTGGTGAATACTATTAGCTATCTCTAAAACCCTATTTACCGCTCCGTCTTTATTAACAGAAGCTTTGTTAGGATTGATAGGGCCAATTCCTTTCGCGGGTTTATGAGTACTTTGAATCTTGCTAAGAGTCTCAGTAAATTCGGCCCTTACAGCGTCTACTTCGTCTTTTACGACTTTAGAGACAGCTGCCAAAATTTCGGCGTTAGGATCAACAGTTGCGTCCATAGCTTTTTCTTTTACCTCAGTGATTACGCCACCTGCAACTACGATCACGCGACCGTCTGCAAGTTCGTATTCTCCGTCCTCTAAGCTCATAGCCCCCAGAGGCGCAACCTCTACGCCTGTAGATGGAACATCGGCATTTATTAAAACGCTTTTCCCGTCCTTCAGCGCGAGTACATTCAATACAGAAGGCTTCTCATCCTTCCCCTTTTTTCCAAAAATGTTCATTTTTTCTTTAAGTTTAATTAATAATAAATCGTTTACCTTGCCACGCTGCGCCTCTGTAATGATTGCGCTTGCAGCTATTTTGACGCCGGATGAATTAATCCGGTCTACAAAACCTAATTCAAGAGCCTCCTGTGGACTCATCCAGTCCGAAGCTTTCATAATATTTTTTATCCGTTCATCTGCCAGCCCGGTTTTTTCGCGGTATATCTTAACCATTATAGCATCTGTTTTCATCAGGTCTGATGCTGCTTTCTGCATATCATATACATTTCCAGTTACTTCAGTCCAGCCATTATGAATCAAAAAAAGCGCGTTGTCCGAAATCTGTATTTCATCGCAACCAAGTGCTATGACGGTTCCTGCGCTTGCCGTAAGTCCTATGATATTAGCAACTGTTTTTTTAGGATGATTTGCAATCAAATCGTGAATCAATAAACCGGTGTTTAGGTCGCCTCCGAGCGTGGCAATATCGAACTGAATTTCATTGTTCTTATTCTCATTTAAAAAAGAACGAACCCCTTCAACAGTGATGGATTCTCCTACAGAATCAAACATCTCAAATTTTACCATGTGCCAAAATTAGAACAAAAAAAAAGCCCGGACAAATATCCGGGCTTGACAATGTAATGATTGCAGTAATTAGCTTATAAAGTCATTGAATATTGTCCTTTCGCTGACTGCAAAAATTTCTTTTAAAGCCTGAACTATGTCGGCTGTATTTTTACAGTTCTCTAATCCTGTAGCTAATTGCCGCAATTCCTCGGCGGCCTCTTTAGGCTTCATGAGTGCCAGTTTACAAAATCTCGCCCGTTGTCTTATATACCTTTCTCTAATCATATCACAGCTGCGCTTTTTACTTTATCCACGTCTGCGATTCCCGTTGTAATGTCCGTAACCTGTACATATATAGGAGTACGTTGTATTGCTTCATCAACAATCTTTTCGATACTCGTCGTATCTACTCCGCCTCCATCCGCCAAATGCCTTGCGGGTTTATCCGTCCATGATCTACCTCCGTGACTTTCATTAATTTGAGACAATGCAGCAATCTCTGCGGTAGCATCTTTTTTCATCACGAACATAGCCTCATCTTTTTCGGCCACAAAGCGCGATCCATCAGAACCAACAAATTGTGTTCCACCTTCCGCGTGTGATTTACCTCCTATAATTTGCCCTCCGAGAGCGTATGAAGCAGAAGGAGTGAATTTCTGTTTTGATATTGCTGCAATCTGAATACCGCCCATAACAGCGGCCAAAGCAGCCATAAGTAATCCTGGCATAGGTAATCCAGATGCTAAACCCTTAACAACAGCCAAAGCCGTAGCTATAGCAGCATCTATCATTGCCTTTTTCTTATCATCATCGAATTGTTTTTTCTTTAATTCCTGTTCTTTTTTAGCAGCCTCTTTTTTAATTTTTTCCTGTGCTTTTCTATTTCCGCCTACCAGTTCAAGTTCGGCCGCCGTCTGCGCTTGCAAGTCCGCCAACTCAGCATCATGCCCACTAACTATTAGGTCAGTCAATCCTTGTGCCGCCTGACCTATAGCAAGAAAAGCCTCTTGCGAATTTTCGACTTCTTGCCAGTTTATCGTAGCTAATTTCGAAAAAGCATCTGACATGATAGTTACGCGACTGTCTGCCATACCTTGCGTCGCATCTATTATAGACTGCATCCCGGCGAGTGAATCATCTAAATATTTTTGATGCTGTTCTTTTAAAGTATCCTGGTAATTTTTATCAATCTCTAAAAGCCTTAATTTATGTTCCGCTTCAGCGACTTCTAACTCTTCCGCCAATACTCCCTCTTGCTCTACTTTTACCTTAAATGATAAATCAGCATCTTTTATCTGTATATCTCTCTTATCTTTAGCCGTCTTAGCTTCTAATTCGAGTTCCTGACTTTTGATTTTAGCAAGATCAAATATAGCAGCCCCACGCCTTTTAAGAATATCTTCATTAGCTTTTTTATCAACTTCGTCATTCCTTTTTAATCCTTTTTTATTATCCTCTTCAATTTCTAAGTTTAAGGTAGAAATCTGCGCTTCTATCCTACGACGAGCTTCAAGACCCTCAGCTTTTTTATTAATTACTTCGGCCTCTGCATTAGCTACTTCTAAAAGCAATTCCTTAGTATTCCCTTCTATAGACATTCTATATTTAGCCGCCTGTAGCCTTGCCGAAGCGAGATTACTTTCTTTTGTAGCAATAGCATCGATCATCTTAGAAGCTTGTAGAAGCATGTCGCGACGTTCCTGTTCAGAATATATATCCTTTTTTCGAGACTTTAGAATTAACTCATCCGATTCTACGCGAGTCTTAGCACGTTCTACGATAAGGGCGCGTTCTCTCTTATCGATAGCAGCTTGTAAATCGCTTAATTTCTGCGCCTCGGCAATTTTTTTAGCTGCATTTTTTGCAATGTCATCCATCGCGTCTTTTACAGCATTAGCGGCAGATTTAATTTTGTCGATAGCATTTGAAACACCAGTTAATGCCTGTATTCCACCGTTAGCAAGCTCCTTAAATCCCTCCTTAAAATCGCCCTTAAAAATTTTAACGATAGCTTTTCCTATTACGCCGAGGGCCGTAAACCTATTTATTAAATTCTCTTTTATAAACTCACCTAATTTTTTTATTGTTTCGCGGGGCTTCTCGACTGCATCCATGATCGCCTTACCGACCTTTTCGATAATGTCTTCAAAGGCCTCCCATATCGCCTTAGCGACACCGGTTACTTTATTCAACCTGTTTTGACCCTCTTCAGAACCTTTAAAATAGGTCATAACCGCCTTTAAGGCTAATGCAATAGCAGCAAGAACAGCTCCAAAAGGGGTTGCTATAAAAGCGAGCGAAGCTTTTGTCATTGCTCCAATGCTCGAAATCACACCGCCGATAGGGCCGGGTAGATTTTTAAATCCTTCAAATAAACCTCCGGTTTCTGATTTAGCTTTCGTTAAGGCTGTTTGCATGTCTTTAATTCGAGCATTGT